ATCAACGAGGTCTACGCCGAAAACGGCGTGCGTGACTCAGCCAACGTGCAACGCATCGAGTGGGCTGCGAAGAAGATGATGGGCATTCCCACGATGGAAGCCAAGAGCCTGTCATCACGCCGGGCAATGGCACTGGCACAAGCAAACATCAACGCGCAGTACATGCGTCTGCTGTCCACGCCGACGATGGGTGCGGTGAACGCCACTGACATCATCCGTGCCACGGCTGAGTTTGGGCATACCAGCATCCTCGCGCAGATTCCCGAGCTTGTGAACATGCTCAACCGCGCCAAGAAGGGCGACGTTGAGGGCCTGCACCTGCTCGCGTATCTCACGCAGGATTTGGGCATCGGCACATCGGCGTTCAACAGTGGCCCTATCCGGCAGGTTGCTGACAGCAACGCCAAGATTGACCAACTGCTTGCCAAGCTGCAAGACGTGTCGGCACGTGGCGCACAGTTCGGTGCGACGTTCTCAGCCCAGCGGTGGACGCAGGACGTTGGTGAGCTTGTCGCGGGCGCGGGATACATCGACGCGACAGTGAAGATGGCCGTCAACGACAAGGTGCCCACGGCTGCACAACTCCGCGAACTTGGCATGGACCAAGCCGAATGGAAGCGTGTGTCCAATCAGATTAAGAAGCACGCGCTTCGCGTGGATGAAACAGGCGAGGCTTGGTATCCCAACACGCAGGAATGGACGGACCTTGAAGCCCGCGTCGTCTACGACCAAGCAATCAAGCGGAACGTCCGTCGTGCGATGAACATCACCGACCCGACTTCGCTGCCGATGTGGGCCGACACGATGTGGGGCCGATTGCTGCTCCAGTTCCGCAAGTTCGGTCTGCGTGCAGCTGAGACGCAACTTGCCTTCCACGCGGACACAATGGCCCGCGGTGACGCTGGGCTGGCTTTCAGCCGCATGGCTATTAGCAGTGCCCTTGGCGTGATGCAGGCAATCATCATGGGCGGCTTCGCTGTCTCGACAGCTGCACTCTTTGGTGGCGACCCAAACAAGGTCGCAGAGGAACGATTCAGCACTCGCAACCTCGCTCTGGCAGGCTTTGGCCGCGCTACGTGGTCCAGTTTGCTCCCGATGGGCGTGGACTTCGCCGCTGCTTCTGCCGGTTACAAAGCCCCGTTCTCTGTCAACCGCGTCAGTGGGCTGGGTGCCGACAACGGTGCTATCGCCATTCTGACCGGCAACCCCACACTGGACTGGGCCAAGAACGCCATCGGCACGGTCGAGGCGTTCCGCACGCCCTTTGACAGTGAACTCGACTTTACCTCTCAGCACGTCCGCACGGGCATCAACGCTGCCTTTGTCCCCAACGTCTTTGGCGTGCGTGATGCCATGAACTACATCGCCAAGGACGTTCTGCCGGAGCGTGAACGATGAATGACCAAGCACCCCGCAACTACAACGGCACGCAACTACTCAACGGCTTTCACCGCGCACTCATGGACATTCTTGAGAATGGTCGCGTCGTGCCTGACGGTCAAGGCGGCACGGTCAAGGTGACGGCTGACGCGAAGTATTTCGAGGTCATGGCCTCGCACCTCAAGAACAACGAAATCACGCTGGACGCGGGGAACACCATCCTTGCGCAACTTGCCAACGTGCAGAAGAAGGCTGGCGAACTGCCAGCAAGCAAGCCCGTCGAAGACGACGACATGGCTGGTCCGCTTATCGCCAAGATCAAAGATGCAATGGGACGTTGAGCAACTGTTCCACTCGCCGTCGTACTTTCGACGCGCGGTGTGGGAGGAAATGGGTTGGCCGCTGAACGCGCTGACATGGGTTGAGGATTCGTTCTTCGACTGGATGACAGCCATCGACGGTTACGACCCGGCCAAAGATGTCATCCTTCGTTGCGGCCTGATGTTCCGTGGTGGCGGCAAGTCAACCGGCATCACCATCGCCAACTCGCTGCATGAGGTCTTCCGCGACAACAACCGCAAGGCCCTCATCATCAGCCAGAGTGAGAAGGACGCAAAGAAGTTGGGACACGCCATTCGGTCGGCCCTTGACCGCTGCTCGTTCCTTCGTCACCTGCGCTCGCGCAAGGGCCAGCGTGACAACATGCTTTCGTTTGACGTGCATGGCTGCGACATCAACCGCCAGCCGTCGTTCGTCATTCTGGGCATCGGTGGTCAGCTTGAAGGTAACCGCGCCCACACCATCTACCCCGACGACATTGAAACCAAGGGGACGTGCGAGACTATCGAAGCGCGTGAGCGTCTGCGCAACCTGACGACCGAGTTCACCAACATCCTGTACGGCAACGAGGATGAAAACAAAGCGCGCCCGCGCGTGGACCCGCTCAAGATTCTGGCGAGTCAGACCCCAAAGCACGAGCAATCTCTTGTGCTTGAGTACCGCAAGCGTGGGTTTCAAATCATCGGCGTGCCCATCGCCTACCCCAACGACGATGAGCCAACGCTCAACCTCGCCCCGTTCCTGCGTGACAAGGTGGACCGTGGCGAAGCCAAGCCTGGCGAACCCGTGTGCCCTGAGCGATTCGGCCCGCAGCAGATCGCCGTAAAGCGTGCAGCCGGTCGGCGTAACTGGCTGCTCGAAATGATGATGGCCGTCCAGATTCAGGACATGGTGAAGTACCCGCTTCGCCTTGAAGACCTCATTATCTACGACGTGCCCCGCCCGCCTGCTGGGAAGTTGCTGCCTCTCACCCTGTCCTACGGCAAGAACAACCACAACGGAAGCACCAAGCTCGACATCGAGTGCATGGGCTTTGAAGGTGACGGGCTGTACGGGCCAGTCTACATCGACACGCAATGGGGGCCTGCGACGCGCCGCGTGGCTGCCCTTGACCCCGCAGGCCGTGGTACGGACAAGTCGGGTTTCTCCATCGGCTGCTCGGCTGGCGGCATGATCTTCGTCCAGAAATGCACGGGCCTTCCGGGTGGGTTTGACGAGGCTGCACTCGAACCTGTCGTGCTTGCGTGCCGTGAATACCACGTCCGCGAGTTGGTGTTTGAGACGAACATCGACATTGCAGGCACCTGCCAACAGACGCTCGAACGCATCATGCGTCGCTTGCGTCTGGAACCCGGCCAGCACGCTGATTACCCCGATGGCTGGTCCTGCACGGTCACGCCCGTCCGCAACGTCACACGCAAGGAAGAACGCATCCTGAGCGTGCTTGAGCCGCTGTTTGGCGCGCACCGCGTGGTGTTTGACCGCGAGGCTATCAAGGTGACTGACCTTGACGACCCGCACAACAACATCCAGTTCCAGATTGTCAACCTCACCCGCGACCGCAACTGCCTTGGCGAAGACGGTGCCATTGACTCGCTCGCCATGATGTGCGAAGCGTTGTCGTCCGTGAACCGGCTTGAGACTGCACAGATGAAGCGCAAGACGCAGGACCGCGAGATGGAGCAACTGCGTCAGGATCGCGTGAAATATCAGGCTGAGTTGTGGGGAAAGAAGCAGAAACCGTTGACAACGGCACTGCGTAACTTCTAAACTTAGCAAACACTAACAAGGGAAGTGCATGGCCGCACGAACCGTCCGCGTCTTGGCCTATGGCTGCGAACACGCGCCTTTCACACCCGAGCGGCACATTCGCTGGCTGCTCGAACGCATCGCCGAGTGGAAACCCGACATTGTGGTTCACCTTGGCGACCGCTTCGAGGCTGTCGGCGGCACAGTCCATGACAGCAACGAGTTCGACCACGACCAGAGAGATGAGTACGAAGCTGCGGCTGCGACTAGTGAACGAGTACGCAAGGCGTGCCCAGACACCACGCAGTTCGTGTGGGTGCTTGGCAACCACGACGACAACCTTCAGCGACCAGACGCACGCCGCGTCCCCAAGCGATTGCGCAGCCTTGTGCATTGGAACAAGTCAGAGTGGGGGCACGAGTTCCTGCGCTGGCATCAAGTGCCCTATATCAAGTCGGCCCGTGGCACGTACAGCGTGGGGCAGGTTGTCTTCTCGCACGGCTACGACGCAGGGGTGAACAGCGGCGAGACCGAGGCCCTGCAAACAAACAACATGACAGGCGAGTTTGCACACCGCTTGTTTGTCCGCGCCCACACCCACCGTCCCGAGGCGGTCACGCGCTGTTTGCGTACACGCAAGATACCGCTCCCGTGGTGGTACGCGAACGTGGGCACCATCGGCCCGCTCAAGCCCGAGTGGGCTGCACGCATTGACACGAGCCAGTGGGCACCCGCCGTGCTGCTGGCAGAGACAAAGCACGAGCGACTGTCAAGGAATCACGGCAAGAACTGGTCAGCAGAAGTGAGGATGATGCCCGTATGACGACCCCCGTTCCCTACTTCCAAACCGACGACGTACCGCTCTACTGCGGTGACTGCCTCGAAATCCTGCCGCACATTGGCAAGGTGGACGCGGTGGTGACGGACCCGCCGTATGGCATCAATTACGAGGCATCAAGGTATCAAAACGCGCGGTTTAGTGGTGTCATTGCCGGGGATTCCAAAGAGTTCGATCCAACGCCGTTGCTGTCACTGTCGAAGGAAACGGTCATATGGGGCGGCAACAACTTTGCTCACCGCCTCCCCGCTGGCGGGTGGTTGTGCTGGGACAAGCGAACAAACGAGCGAGCAGATCGGATTCTGGGAAGCCCGTTTGAGTTGGCATGGACCAGCAAACGCACGAGGTACAAGATCAAGCGTCTAATGCATGGCGGCGCAGTCAACGCCGATGGTCGAGGCATCAAGCGTGTTCACCCGACGCAAAAGCCAATTGCGCTGATGGAGTGGTGCATATCGCTGGTAAAAGGCGAAACCATCCTCGACCCATTCATGGGCAGCGGAACCACGGGCGTCGCCTGCGTGAAGACTGGCCGCAAGTTCATCGGCATCGAACTGGACCCCGCGTACTGCGAGATTGCGAAGCAGCGGATTGAGAAGGCGTTGGCGGACAGGAAGCAGGCAGTGGCGTAGCAAGGGGGTGACGCATGGCGTGGCCGTCCATCGAACCCATGTTCCCTGACGACCTCTGCTCACCCGACTTTGACGACCTCGTGGCAGACAACCCCTACATCAGCCCGAATTGAGGTGCGCGTGACGTTGTACATGCACTCGACCACCAAGAACGCCATCAAGAACGCCATCTACGCCTGCGAGGGCAAGTACAGCCTGTACTACGCCTTTCACGCGCTGGACAACGAAGATGACATGTGGCTCATCCGCATCCGCGTCAGCGATGCCACCCACACCCTGACCACGCCAGACCTCGTGATTCAGCAGTCAAGCATGACGCGCGACGGCGTGCTGGCACTCATGGAAGTCATCACGCAGGACTTCTGGCGGGCGAAGGACAAGCATTAGCCGTCCAGCATCTTCCGCACGAGTGCAACCCGCTCTGCCACCTTCTCTGCACTCAACACCACCACACGCCCCTTCGCATACCGCGCCTTCACAATCTTCCGCAGCGCACTCTCACACCCCTCACGCCCGCCCCTCCCGCGTGCGTACAGACGTTTCTGGTCATACACCCGCCAGAACCCCGTCTTGTACACCACGCCCGTCAGACGCCCCCAGAAGCCAACAGCGTCGATGTACGGGTCAGTCGCGGGGTGCCAGGTGAAGTCAGTTGCCATCGTCGCGATTGATGTTCTCCAACACGCAGTAGTCGTCACCACGCGCACACATGCTGTACACCAGAACTGCCATGCAGTACGGAACCTTCACCACCTCGTCCGGCTGCCCCGCCCGCCTGATGGTCAGTGTCATCTGCACCGACTCGTCTGGCGGCTCGCCTTGCAAGAACATCGCTGCGTTGCTCATGTTCACTCCGTATACCCCCTGAGATTTGTTCCGGAGATTCGAGGGGGTCGATTGACGAGTCTTGGCTCGCCACTTTCCCCCCGTACCCCCCCCTCGCGCTGTCGTCCGGTGTGCGTCGTTGGCCTGTGCAGCCGGCGTCATCACTCGCAAGTGTCGTGTTCTCAGGTGGTTGCGTCATCGGTGTGCGTTGCGGTGTGCGTTTCATCGCCTGGATGCCGCTCGTGCGTGTCTGCTCGCGTGTCGCACACCCGTTGCAAGTCGCATGCGTGTGAGAGAGCCGACCTGCACCCTGCCTTTTTCCTCATGCTGTCCTGCTCGTTCGTGACGCACACACCCTTCGCCAGCCGTGCCATCACTTCGTCACACACATCGCATCCACCCTTGTGGTTACCACCGCGCTGCGCATCGCACCATGCACGCATTCGCTTCTCCGTGTCTGTCATCGCATCCCTTCCCTTGTCCAAGGCACATGCACGCACACACCAGCGAGCCTAGCGGGGTGTTGTGTGTCTGCTGCTCGCGTTGGTGTGCGTGTGCGTGTGTCTGGGGTTACCAGCCGCGTCCGTGGTCTTTCATGTTCGCTACCACTAACTAATAAACAAGAGGATACGAGGGTAAAACTCTGAATTCCACCGCTGTCTACTCACACAAAAGGGTGAATCTGCATTACTTTCCTGCATCTTCCTTGCACAACTGTAGATTACAGGGTATACTTGACGAAGAATAGTAACCCCAATGCAAACGGGGATAGGAGAATGAATCATGGTTTGCGTTACCCCTCGTGTCATTTCGCGTTTCGATGCTGGCGGCTACGTGATTCACAAGATCGCTGTTGGTAACAGCCGCGCGTCAGCGTGGTTCGATGCTGCTGGCATTCTTGTGGATGTGGAACAATTCAACAGGCGTGGCGTTTCGCAGCGCGTCAGCAAGGCGACTCGTGAATACATCGCCGAGTATGGGCCGATTTGGGAATCGCAGGACAGGCGGGGTATGTCTGTCAGCAATCGCATCTAACCCCACCCGCGCACGCCCTACCCGGCTTGCGCGTGGTTTACCGCATCGTGCGGTTTTCAAGTGGGCGAGTGTGCGCTAACACACCCGCCCGATCACAACGAATCGAAAGGGATTCGCCATGACTACCGATGATACCCGTTCTCCCCTTGTCTCGTTTGACGATGCCATGCGCGCCGCTCGCCAAGCATACTGGGCGGAGATTCGGAGCCTTGCTGAAGACGTTATTAGTGAGGCACGCGACAACGCAACGTCGGGC